CGCGGGAGCCGTGCCGGTGTCATTGTTCACCTTTACAGAGGTGGCCAAATAGGAGTTAGACGCCAAGTGCCATTTATATTGACGAACCCTCTCCAAATCTGCAAGGTCAATCATGAACTCCACGAGCATCCCTTTATAAAGAATACTGCCGATGGCGACATCACCCACTGTTCTATATTGGGCGACACCCATCTTATATCCTGAGGCTTACCCGGAAGATTTTCTTCCTTTTTCGGCGCAAAAAAGACAGGGGTACAAGGGTGTTCAAACTGGAACGCTAGAAGAATCTAAACTTTTTAGTATTTCTTTAGCTTCCTGAAGTTTAGCAGTTATAGAAACTTTATTAGATTTTGTAGTAGCTTTACGTTTTCCATTTTGCATCGGATGCCCCTCTATTGTGAAGAACTCTCTCCATTTCGTTTTTTCTTTATTAAGAGCCTCCCTGTAATATACACAAAACTTAGGTAATGACTCATTTATTTCTTCTGGAAGGTGTATTGCATTCTGATGTCTTGAAACTTTTCCACGATTGCTATTTTGTATTGACTGACTCGTAATTCTAAGATTCACCCTACGATTATCAAGTTTATTTTGATTAATATGGTCAACTGAATCCTTCCCCTTTCCATTATTTGAATGTTTCATGATAAATTGATGCAAGAATACATATCTGCATGTATCATTTTCTACGACAGTCCTTGTTATATAGCCAATTTTACTGTAATACCAAGATAACATTCTATAGGGTTCTGTTTGTAATTCATCCCATGTGGATTCATCTATAAGAGTCATATGGTTGGGTTTACAGAACATTCCAATGTATATTTCATTAGAACTTATATCACGTAAACGGTATGCCCAATTAAGCTCCTCTCCAGCAGATTTTCCCCTCTTAGGTACATGACCTTCAAGGCGTTCCACTATTTCATATGAATCTGAAAGTGGAAGCTCCATTTGTTTATCTAATCCACCCAAAATGAAAGAGTCTAATCCAATTTTATTTAGCCAAGTTCTTAAATAGATGAAAAAGTAGTTTAATAAACTTTTTTTTCATGTATTGAATATCGCATTTTTTATAATTATTTTAAAAGGTTATCATTTCAGCATGTTGTATTGCTTTTATATAAAATATAAAATATATATGATAACCAAATTAGTTGGAATAGGCCAGCGGGCCATCCAGTATCATGTATATGATACTCCTCAAGGCTCTCCTCTTCAGCAGGATACAACTGCTGGAGATTCCTCCTTGAAGCCACGTTTTCCGTGGGGCCGGACTCTATCTTATGCCCTACTCGTAAGCAGGGCCCACCGACATTGAGTCTCTGAACTGCATCCATAGCGCTGGGCGCCTTAGGACTTGGCTGCGGATTGCCCATTTCTGATTTCTCAGAATCCTTTGCGTTTTTACCATACCCAAGTTTGTTGTTCTTGGCCACCTGCTTCTTTTCAGAGCTGGCTTGGTATCAAAGGCTTTTAGGGGTTTCCCGCAATTTGACGGTGTTGCCTCTTGTTCTCCCACGAGAACCAAGTGTATCAGACTAGCCTCCTTTTTTAGAGGAGACTCTTGGCAGCCAGGCCTTTTAGTTAGAAAAGGACAAACCGCCCATGCCGCTCATCACGCGCAGCACATTGTAGTTGGTGGCGAACACATACACGCTAGATGTAGTGACGGCACCCACGGCGTTGTTGCTGACAGTGAGCATGAGTGTGGCGTTATCAATACGGGACAGATTGCAAGTGCCGCTGGGCTGGTGTTGCTCAGGCTGCAGGGCAAAGCTGTAGACGTTGACACCCACCGCGGGGATGTTGGTGTGGTGCTGGTAGGGCTGCACCTCGTTGAAGTAGCGGCCATCGCGCACCTGGAACCTGTCGTGGGCGTTCAGCTGCAGCAGAGCAGTGACGACGGGGTTCTTGCCGGCCATGCCCTCCACGCGGGTGACGGAGTAGCCGCTCTCCAGCACACTGCGGTCCCACCAGTCGCTGAAGTTGAAGGGCTGCTGTCCCTTCCAGGGGTTGATGATGGTGTCATCGCAGCTGACGTAGCTGTCGCGCTGGACAACCCAGATGAGCTCCTTACAGGGGTGGTTGAAGTTCAGCTTCAGCTTGTTGGCGGAGCTGGTGATGGACTCAGCACCAGTGAACTGCAGGGTCTCGATCAGGTACTCGTGGCTGACCTGGGCGAACTTGCGGCGCTCGTCAGTGTCCAGGTAGATGTAGTCCACGTACAGAGAGGCGGCCTGCAGGTTGGCGGCGGCCACGCGGTCGCGGATGGTGTGCACATTGGCGGCCTGGGGAGCGATCTCCCAGCACAGGTTGCGCAGGTCGTTGAACTCCAGGTTGATGCGCACCTCGTGGTACTGCAGAGCAATCAGAGGCAGGGCCAGGCCAGGGTTGCGGCAGAACCAGAACTGCAGAGGGATGTACAGGGTGTACGCAGGGGCGCAGTTGCGGGCCTCGTTGGAGGAGTTGGGCTCACCGCCGGCGCAGTCGTCGTCGCAGCCCTCACCGCCCTGAACCAGCAGGTTGGTCAGCTCAGGCACGTTACCAACCATCTTGGCGTAACCGGCCTGCTTACCGGGCTCCTGGGTGAGCTCATTCCAGATGTGCAGCCAGTTGCCATAGTGCTTGTCAATGCGCTGGCCACCGATCTCAACCTCAACGGACTTGATAAGGTTGTGGCCAACCCAGTTGAGCCAGCGGAACTGGGCACCAGAGCCGTCCGCAGCGGACAGAGTCACGCTGGGCAGAGTGGCCTGCAGGTACATGCGGTGGATCAAATCACCGCTGCGCTGGATGGTGCACGTGACACGCTTGCCGAAGCCAGGGGACCCGTTGAAGGGGTTCTCCACAGACTCCATGGCGAAGTTAGTGTGGCGACGATAGACGACCTTGAAGACAGGTCTAATACCCTCCTTTTCAGGATATTTTATGCTCACTTTTTGCTCGTCGGCAACAAAAAGGTCATCGCACAGGGATTGGACTATAACTTAAGCCTTGTTTTCACAAGACCCATCACCATTTAGTCTCTGAACTGCATCCGTATTACCAGATTCTAAATATTTACTAGCTAGTAAATATTTTTCTTCTTTTGATAGTTTTTTTGAAGTAAAGTATTTATTTGGAAGTGTTGGATGATTCACTATTGCGTAGCCATCACCAGTGTAATGTTCTGGTCTTGCTTTAATCTCAAGAAGATACATTGGCAATGTATTACTTTTATGACTAGCAGATAGCTTCAGTTTGTGTTCAACTGAAAACGACTTTCCGTAAAAGTGGTGATTTATTCCAGACTTTGATTGTGAAATAGCCAACTTATTCTTTTCAGAGCGCGGCTTCCCAAAGTTAGGATTCTTTGAACCCATCTTACTTTGTCGCATCCTTTCACAACTTTCTTCGCAATGTCTTGAATTTACACTACCACCTGTGCGTATATTGTAACCATTGGGAAATAGTGATTGATAAGAATCAATCATTTTTATTTCATATTCATCCAATAATTCGTCATTTACAACAAGAAGAATCTCAACCTGAAACTTTTCAAAACCATACTTTTGGATGGCACTGTTAAGTGCAACACATCCTCGCAATAACTTTGAATGTTCACGAAGTCTTTTTTGAATATCTCTTCTTGTCTGACCAATATACCTTTTTCCTGATGGAGATGTTAAACAGTAAATATATCCCATTTTACATACATACTTCATAAATATACTATCAATTTTTGGTAACTTAGGACTTGGCTGCGGATTGCCCATTTAGACTCTATAGTCCTCATCTTTGAAGTTTTTACCTTACTCAGGTTCTCTTCCTGACCAGTAGTATCTTTCAACCTACCTTGGTATTCAAAGCTTTAGGGTGTTCCCGCAATTTGATGATGTCGCAGCACATAATAGTGCCACTAGCGGCTGTGGTTAAATGCTTACAGAACCACTAACTGAGTTCCGGGGTGCTTATTCTGTATTTTGCACCCCCAGACCGCTTTTCTACCCCCTTCAATATGTCGAGGTAATCTGAGGATTGCCAGTCAGGTACACGTCCTGGGCGCCGTAAGCAACGAGCTGAATCAAACCACCACCTGTCATTTGTTATATACCCCTGCCCGAGAAATAATTTTTGGCAAACTCCAAAATTTTGAACTTTCTGCCGGGATGTTCTGTCCTTAAAGCGGTTTCATGCGCCGTCTGCCGGGGACTTCCTTTTTCAGATTAAACCTCACATCAAGGGAAAGGGGCCGGCAGGTCTAAAAGGAGCCGCCCGAACACTACAAAGGAAGCGTGTGGCTATATGTCGTCGGCGCAGGATGCATTTTTCAAAATTCGTCCCACCAAACGGAGCAACCCAGAAGCCCGTACAACCCTGGACAGAGTTCACCAAGTGAAACTCCAGACATTGCTTGAAAAAGAGACCGAAATACAAGAACTAAAGTCCGAAATGAACAACCTCCAGAAGGCTGCGCGTGACACCGCCGACGAAATTCAATACGAACAATTACAGAAGCGCAAAAGGGAATTAGAAACTGAAATATCACGACGAAAGAACAAGAATGAAGTCTTTGAATATTTCTTGGACACGGCTGACATCTTGTACAAGTATTACGACATACAGGAAAAAATTCAGAGCGGTGAGCCGGTTGGGAAAAAGACGGGCGCAAAGGCGAAACCTGGCTCAGTCTTAGCCGCGCTTGAGTCCGCTGCAGCCACCGAAGGCGTCGTGGCAGAGACTCCCATGGTTCCCACAGGTGAAGTCCTGCGCCGCGACAAACTCCTGGAAGAGTACCTCTTGAAAGTGGACCCTGCTCATGCCCGTGGCATCAATGAAATAGACAACGACCCCTATGGAGAATGCCCCACTTGCGAAGTTGAAATGATTTTCTCTGCGAACGAGGCCCTTTTCACATGCACAAAATGTGGATACCAGGAATTTGTCCTCATTGATTCGGACAAGCCCAGCTACAAGGACCCACCGCGTGAAGTCAGCTACTACGCCTATAAGCGCATCAACCACTTCAACGAATGGCTCGCACAGTTCCAGGCAAAAGAGTCCACTGAAATCCCTCAGGAAGTCTACGATGCCATCTGCGCCGAACTCAAAAAAGAGCGCATTATGGATTATAGGACACTCAGTCGTCTGAAGGTGCGCGAAATCCTCAAAAAACTCAAATACAACAAGTATTACGAGCACGTACCGCACATTATTAATCGTCTAAATGGGCAACACGCACCAGTCATGAGCCGCGAAGTGGAAGAGAAGCTGCGCTATATGTTCAAAGAAATACAGCCCGCTTTCCAGAAACATTGTCCAAAAGAGCGGAGCAACTTCTTGTCGTATTCGTATGTCTTGTACAAGTTCTGCGAACTTCTGGAGCTGGACGAATACTTGCCCTCGTTTCCCTTGCTCAAAAATCGCGACAAACTCTATGTCCAGGATAAAATCTGGCAACTCATATGCCAAGACCTCGGTTGGGAGTTTATTAGGTCTCTATAATACGATTGGCCTCGGCAGCCGCAAAAACTATTATATTATTGCCTAGACAAAGGCATTAATCCGATAGTTTTAGAGTTTATTTCAGTGTATGACGTGTTTACAAGCGTGCACCGGGAAATCCTACGAGGTTTGCTCCGATACCGAAGCCGGCGCCCTGGCGGGCAGTGGCACCGATGCTGGGGCTCACCACATCCAGAATGGCGAAAACAGAGGCAGCGACGACACCCAGGGTGATGATCTCATCCATGGGCAGCTTGTGGCGAGGGATGAAGATGGCCGCGACGGCCACGAACAGACCCTCAACCAGGTACTTGATGAAACGGTTCACGATTTCAGACATAGGGTCCATTATCTTTATATTTTGTCAAAAGATTTTTCTTCGGGAGACACTTGCGTATTTCTATCTAAAGAGCATTTGCAACTCTTCAACAGAACCATATAGAGATGTCTAAATCAGCTGACCGCGAAGACTTTTTAGAGGGGGACACCGAAATTCCTGGACAGAAGTTCTGTCTCATCAGTTTCCTCAGTCCGGAGAAGGTTCTCGCAGACAAGAGTGTTTTCATGTTTAACCGTTTTCTCCAGGCATATGAGTTCCAGAGTCGCACAAAGAACCTAGAGGCCTATCTCATGAAGACCGTGAATGACATTAACGGACAGCTCGGTGAGAAGGCGGCGGAGCTGGAGGCTGCGGACCTCAGTGGAGCCGCAGAGGTCTGTCGGAAATCTTACATCCGGATGGACACTCTGATGGACGAGTTCCAGCAGTTTGTAAAGAAGAACGAGAAGGAGCTGCGTGAGTCTAAGCTGAAGGAGCTCTTTGACGATTTCATGTATGCGAACCGGACAAAGCTGGAGGACGAGTTCTACCAGAAGAACGACTTCCGGACAACTGTACGCGGTCTGAAGGTTCGTGGAGTCTATGGTACTCAGGGCGAGGCCGTGGCACGCTCTAAGAAGCTTCAGCGCACTGACCCTCTGCACAACATCTTTGTAGGAGAGGTCGGTAAGTGGCTGCCATGGGACCCGGAGCCCAGTGAGATTGCAGACCAGGAGTATGCAGAGGACCAGCTCAATACACTCATGAAGAAGTACAAGGAGAACGAGGAGGAGCGTGAGATGTTCCAGCGCGAGCAGCGTCGTGGGGCAGGAACCAGTCGGCCAAAGGGGACACCTGGTATTCAGGTAGTGCGCGATGACGATGCCGCCTCTTCAGCGGCTCCTGCGGCTGAGGCCGCACCCTCTTTGCAGGACGCGAACATCTCTGACATGTTTGGCAGCAGTGGTCCCGCGGACCTCGCCATTGCACGCAAGATGATGGCAGCAAAAGAGGAAAAGAACGAGTAAAAAAGGCGCTTAGCTGTGAAGTTTAGAACTTCCGTACTAAGAACTTGAAATGGCGCCAGCAGCCAACTTACATGTACTTATTGGTGATAGGGGGCATCACAGGGCGGCAGACATTCTCCATACAGAACTCACCCTCCCTGCAGTTGATTCCCTTGCAGTCAACATCGCGGAAGCCCTCGGGGAAACTACGCGCAAAGGTGCGACGAATGGCAGGCAGAAACGCAACAACCAGCAGTAGGACTACAAAAAGACCGACAATACCAAAACCTCCACGAACGTGCTTCATTCTAGTTATATTCAAGGTAAAACCGGGAGAGGGTTCCTGTCAAAGAGCTGGGCCTGCTCCTCTTTAAAGCAGAAGCCGTTCATGCACCGAAGAGGATGAGGGCACGGAGCCAGGTCCACGCCACATCTCTGTGGTCCGCTTCCACTGGCGAACCCCTCTCGCTCCATAAAAGGAGAAATACGCAT